TCATATCTCTATCCCCGTTCCAACTTCGGCCAGTACAGGTTTACTGGTGTGTTCGAACAACATTCCGTCATAGTGGACGTTGCGAAGTAATTTTCGTGGCAAGTGGTTGTCTCGCATCCAATCAAACACTTCTTTAGCTAGATTGCTACTGGAGCTAATATCTATTATTTGATCGCCGCCAGTCCAAGTAGACCATTCATACCCGGATGGGCTGGGTACGGTCTCATGCATTAGTAGCGTTGCTTTCATAGGCTTCTTTTCCTCTTTAATTGATTGCTCGCGGTGTATTTCATCTAGTGGATTCCCTGTCGCCTGCATGGCCTGAATAGACGCCTCATTGAAATCAATCCGCCTGCCGCTAGCACTAACCCCCCAGCCTAAATCTTCGGGCGACTGGAATAGCGCCGCCACAGTAGGCCAAATTGCATCGGCCCTATATGAAGCCCCATCGGCAGCTTTAAATAACCCTGCTATCTTCCCGTTACAAACTCCTAATGTTAAAAGCTCGTCTCCTTCGTTGTATTCTCTTTGTATATAGTTATTTATCTTGGGCATATCAACCTCCTATCGATTAAGCCTAAACCATACACCCCCGCCATTTTCTATCAATATCACATACTGCAACGTAAGTTTGCTATCGTTGCGTTTTATGCAATAATAGGCTAAGACTATCGAGTGCGGCGTTATCCGCATATACCGAGTTAGGCGGTTTACCTAATATGCTAGTAAGAGGCTTATCTTATGTCAGAGTTGGAAGCGTTACGTACTTTAGTGGATACACCGGAAGAAGTTGCACCGGAAGAACCAATTGAACCTACGTTAGAGGTTGTCGAGACCGAGGAAGTGGCTATAGAGCCAGCCGAAGACGACATTGCCGAAGAAGTAGATGAGATTGATCTAAAGCTAGGGGATGAGAGCGATCAATCACCGAAGTACACAGCGGAAGAGTCATTAGTTTTTAAGCTAACAAAGCAAAAGAAGAAGCTGAAAGCAGCGGACTCTAGGCTAGAAGAGCTTGAGAGAGAGAATGAGGCGCTAAAGGCAGCTAGATATCAGCCAGTAGAGCCGCAGCCAGTGCAGGCACCAGCAGCAATACCATTTCCAGATTTATACGAGGCTGGAATAGATGGTGACAAGGCCAAGTACAGTCAGAAAGTTCACGAATACATACAGGCCGTCAACCAGCAGAGCACGCAAGCACAGGCACATAATCAATCTGTAATTAATGGCAATAAGAAGTCAGAAGAGCGCGCACATCGATTAGCTGGTCGAGCTTCGGAGTTCATTAAAACGAACAAGATCAAGCAAGACTCAGCAACAAGCACTATTCAAGCAGGGATTCAAGGCTTGGATGAAGTGCTCAATACAGACGGTGCAGCGTTAGAGCTTCTTGACAATATTGGCGCTGGCAGTGAAAAGCTCGCTTATTATCTAGGTCGTAACAAAGACGCTTTGGCAACAGTAAAGAAGTTATTCGAAGAAGATCCGCGCGGTTTTAAAGTCAATACATGGCTAGCGTCTACCGCGATGAAGTTAAACCAAAAAAATACACAGCATATTAGTAAAGCGCCCGCTCCAGACGAGGCATTGACAGGTAACGGTTCTAGTGGTGCCAGCTCTGCAAAATTGCAGTCTATGTACGACAAAGAAACCGACGTGTCAAAGCTAGTCAAGCTTAAACAACAAGCGCGCGGACTGGGCATTACATTAAAGTAATGAGGAATTAAAAATGGCTAACGAAACACTAAAAACGCTTATTAGTTTGTACGACAAAACAGTAGAGCAGATGGAAAATAACTTTTCATATGCTGCCGCTGTGGAAGTTGATACACACCCCGGCGCACAGTTACAGAACTCAAATAACGTCTACTGGCGTAATGTTGAGCAACAGCGCCCCGGCTTTCAGGGTTGGGATGCTACTGGCCTAGAAGCTCCAATCATCGAGCAGGGTTATCCGCTCGCTCTTAGCGACCCGTGGAATGATTTTATCCCTGTTCGCGTTGATGATTTACGTGATAAGGGCTTCTTAGAGCGTGCGTCTCGCGCATCTGCGGACAAGCAAAACTCTATTCTAAACAAAGGTGTATCTAACCTTGTTACGAATACAGGCTCATTGTATTACGAGTCAAGCTCTGCTGATTTCGACTTTGTTGCAGAAGCTGACACGATACTTACTGAGCGACAAGCATACCGGGGAATGGGTAGTTCATTCTTCTTAACCCCGCGCAACAATCAGTTAATGGCGGGGAATCTAGCGTCACGAACTTTGTACCCTGACAACCGATCAGAGAAAGCTTACGGCTCTGCATTAATCGGCGAAAATGTTGCTGGCTTTGATCTGTTGCGTGCTCCGACGTATGGAACTGTAGACGCCTCGGCGTACTCTAGTACGGTTGCGGCTGATGTACTTAATGTCCCAGAGGGTTCGGATACAACTGGCGCTTCTCCCGTCAACGTCGATTACCGAGTCGGTACTGTGACAGTAACCTCAGCGGCTGGTTTGTCAGTTGGTGACGTAGTAACTATGGGTGTTAACTCAATAGGATTGAGTGATAAAACACTAACTGGTCAGCTAATGACGTTTAAGGTTACGGCAATCAACGGCACGACTGTTAGCGTATTCCCTAAGCCGATTGCAGCAGATCAAGCCGGTATTACCCCTGAGCAAGCGGCCTACGCTAACATCGAAACGGCGATTATGTCTACCGCTCCAATCGTTGCGGTCAACACTACGGGCGGTCAGGCTAACGCCTTCTGGTCTAACGACTCGATTTGTGTTGTCAACGGTGACGCTCCATTAGAGCTATTGAACGAGTTTGATGGAATGAAGGTTGTATCTTCTACCCTGAAAAACGGCGTCAAGTTGTACATGGCATATGATGCTAACTTAAATACACTCAACTGCCGCGTGAGAATGTTCACATGGTATGGGCTAGTCAATAAAGACCCAAGCCGAAACGGTGTAGCAGTTAAAATCTAAATCACAGGGGGTTAATAGCCCCCTTTTTCTGAGGTTAAGATGCAATATTTATACACCAATAATCCAGACAAGTTATGCCATAAGCACAAAGGGGCATGGGGCCGTCCTGTAAATACGTGCGACATAGACGATTTGCTAGCAAAAGGATGGGTACGAAATGCCGACAAACTCCCCAAAGAAAGTAACAGTGAAGAAGAAGCCAAAGAAGCCACGCAAGAAGAAAGCGTATTAAGTCGCGACGAATTAGCGGTCTCGCTGGGTATTAATCTACTCGATGCAGACGGCAAGAAATTACACTATAAATTGATCGACACTGCTATTAAAGAGGCGCAAGCCAATGAGCATAACGAAAGCTGATTTAGCCAGCAGGATTCATAAGGCGCTAGGGGTGAATACTCGCTTTACTGAGGCAACCCCAGAGCAGGTTAGCGACACGCTGGATACTGTTAATGACTGGATGCTGTCACAGAATGGTCTAGGCGTAAGACTGGGCTGGATCGAAGTGACTGGAGGCGCGCCAGATCCGAATGAAGATACCGGGATTCCGTCATGGGCCAACCAAGGTGTTGTTTATTCATGCGCGCAATTAGTAGCGGCATATTTTGATAAGCAAATAACGCAAATTATATTATCTGCTGCAACTCAGGGTATGCAAACCATACTATCAAGAACCGTGGAGTACCAAGAGGTGTACCGACCTGATCGTGCGCCACGAGGCACGGGCAATAGAACCACTTACAGCAATAAGTATTACCGTCACTGCGACCGCATACAGACCTCAAACGATTTCTTAACCGATGAGGGCGATGACCCAATAACTAGTTGTGGAGTTGAATAATGCGTTTACCGCTAGTTAAGGGCGTTAAAATAGATGGTCAATCAGAATGGCGTGACTCTCTGCCTATTAATTTAGTTGGATTTACACAGCAGGTTGACGGCGATCCATATTATATGCGCACACTGGATGGGTTGAGTTCTTTTGGAACTGCCGAGGGTGAGGATAGAGGCGGTATTTGGTCAGACCGATTTAAAATACACGTTAGATTATCCGGCAATAAGCTGATTTCAGTAGATCAATTCGGGGGCGTTACCGACATTGGGTTTCCCGCTGTTGTCGCTGGGTCGGGTCAAGCTCAGTTTGATAACTCTTTTAATTCAATAGCATTTGTTGCAAATGGGGATTATTACCGATATGACCCTGCCGCAGGAACATTATCTGTCATAGCGAAGCCGGTCGGCGCTGGGTTATACACCGACATTTCATTCATCGACGGCTATTACATGCTGACTGATGCTGAAAATGTATGGTCAACAGACATAGCTGACGAAACGATTGTTAGCCCAATAGCTTATGCGGGTTCTGATTTTGCACCCGATAACATTATTGGTTGCGAGAAATCTACAGACGATAAACTTTTAGTGTTTAACCGGTACACGACAGATCGATTCTATAATAATGCCGGGCCTGCGTTCCCGTTTGCTCGCATACCGAACGCTGCCATACCTATCGGAATAGTTGGCCCTAAGGCTAAGGTTAACGTAGGGGATGGCGCGTGGGTCGTGTTTGGTGGCTCTAAAGAGTATTCGCCGACGTTCTACGTTCTAACTAACACGTACAATAAAATAAGCACTGGCGAGATTGATAGCATACTAGATACCTATGCCGACTATGAGCTGGCTAATATCCAGATGGAATTTAGAGACGTTAGAGACCAGCGTTTAGTTATATGCCACTTACCAAGAGACGTGATTGTTTATGACTCAACTCTAAGTGCAGCGCTTGGGACTCCGATTTGGTATATCTGGGAAAGCGCTGGAGGGCCGTGGCGTGGAGTTAACGGAGTGTATGACCCTCGTAGCATTAATGACTCAGCCAGCGGTTGGATTTATGGTGATAAAGATGACGCAAGGCTTGGGCGCTTAGATACAACTATTTGCACGCAATATGATGAAGCTATCGAATGGAAGGCGTTCACGCCGCTTATTGTTGTCGGGGGTACGGTTGCATACGCGGAGATATTGACAGCTCCGGGGCATAACGTTATTGAAGATCCTAATCGAATTGGAATAAGTACAACTAAAGATGGCGTGTTGTATGGGCCAGAAGTTTTAATTAATGCTGGCCAGACCGGCGAATATCAGAAGCGATTGATTGCCCTTCGGCTCGGTGACTATCCCCTTTGGTTCGGCGCGGTGATTCGCGGCTATTCAAAAACAGTTACGACTTTAGCGGCAATGAATATTGAGGCGACAATGCCATGAGTAACGCAACAGACAACTATGACATTAGCTATTCAGATTTAGAGCGGGCGGGGCTGCCGGCTTCATTCATTGAAGACTACCAGTCATTCAAGCGAAGCGTTCAGCCTCAGCACGGCACTGATGTAGACCCAAACAACATATATAAAGCAAACCTGAACGGGCAGTATTTTGACACTGTTACGCCGGGCCTTTGGTTTAACCCTACAAGCGGGAGTATGGACGGATGGATACAGATAGCGTAAGGCTATCGCATGCTGGAGAGGCGATAGGTATACTTAACAGCGATGGAGTTTCTGACCGTCTCAACGCTAAAGCTGAGAAGATACATCGTGGAATGTCTTACATTATAAATGATCGTATGCTGTTGATTTTAATGGATTTGGGCGATCAAATAGCAGAAGCGCACATAGCCCAGTCAAAAAGTAATTGGCCTAGCATTCATGAAGACATAGAAACCGCAATAGAATTCATAGCGAACCTTGGGTTTGTCGAAATATACACAAACGTTAGATCTGAGCTAAAGAAGACTATTAACTTACTGACCAAACATAATTTCAGAATCGACGACACTATTCAAAGCGAGGTAATTTTAAAATGGGAATCGAAACAGCACTATTAGTGGGCGGCGGACTGATTGGCAGTTACATTAAGAGTCGGGGCGAGAAAAAAGCAGCGCAAGCAGCAGCTCAAGGCATTACTGATGCTACAGCCCAGAGCGCAGAGACTCAGCAAGCTATGTTTGAGCAGGGCCAGCAAGCCGTCCAGCCATACCAGCAAGCTGGCGAGGAATCGCTGCAGGATCTTCAAGGGCTAATGACCCCGCAAGGACAGGCTCAGTTCGCAAGACAATACGCGGCTGGGCCTCAGTTCCAGCAATTTCAAGAACAAGCAGAGCAAGCCGCATTACGTAACGCATCGGCAACCGGTGGCTTAAGAACTGACGGTACTAACGTAGCGTTAGCATCTATCGCGCCACAGCTAATAAATCAAGCATACGAGCAGCGAATGCAAGGGTTGCAGGGATTGACGCAGCAGGGGGCACAGTCGGTGGGGCAGACCGCGCAATTAGCAACGGGTGTAGGCGCTAATGTCGGGGGTACTCAATATAGCGGGGGTGTAGCAGCTACGCAGCCTCAGTTCGCAGCAGATACCGCAATGAGCAACTTCGCAGGCGATGCGTTTAGCTCTCTAGGCGGATTAGGGTATGATCAGATAACAAATTCGAAAATGGCACCAACTCAAGTCATGACCCGTCCCGGTCAAACATACGGAAGATAATTATGACACAGAACATTTTTAGCACCGGAATGCAAGTGGCCCAAGGTATGCAAGGGCTTCGCGGCGAAGATCAGCGTCAAGCGGCATTCGGTCAGCAGCAGCAGAATATTGCAGAAGACCGGCAATTAGCAGCAGATCAACGGGCAGCGCAAGAACAGGCAGCAGGCGCGCTAGGTCAATTAAAGCAGGCTTACGCAGACTCAGGCGATCCTGCGGTAATGCGTCAGATAATCATGGCTGACCCCCAGTTCGCTGGGCAGATTCAGAAGCAATTCGGAGTGATTGACGATAACACTAAGAATCAAGCTATAAACGCCGCCGCAACTCTCAAGCAGATGCTAGAAACAGACCCAGCCCAAGCACAGCAATATTGGCAACAGAATCTGGCTCAGAACCCGGCATTTGCTGAGCTAGCTGATAACTTCCAAGCCGGAGATATTGAAGGCGCATTGAACGAAGTTGGCTTCGGGGTAACGGCAATCGGCGGGCAAGAGGCTTATGATTCTTTGTTCGGCGGAGGAGGAGACGAAACGGCATTCATCCAAGAAATGAAAGCCGGCGGTATATTGCCGGGAAGCGAAGAGTTCAAGAGTGCAGTGCTGGAGCGATATGGCAAAGGCGATACTATTGGCTATGATGTAATCGAGGGCATGAATCCAGAGACTGGATTGAATGAATATTTCCAAGTCAGTCGTGTCAATCCTAACGAAAAGATTGCGCTGGGCATTCAAGTTCCTGTCAGTGCATCGACGTTAAAAGCTGAGGCGGCAGCAAACAGTAAAATTACAGACCAAAAGGAGGCAATGAAAGGGACTCTAAGCACTATCGGCAAAATACTCAGTAGTGACGGCTTAAGTGGGTTTTCTGGGTGGGACTCATTCCGTCGGTTTATACCCGGGTCAGAATCTGCAAACGTCGCCGCGTGGATTGATCAACTCCAAAGCCAAAACTTTTTGACTGCGGTTTCGCAAATGAAAGGAATGGGGGCATTATCCGAGAACGAAGGTAAAAAACTTGCTAGCTCTGTTGCGGCGATCAGCCCAAGTATGAGCGATGAAGCAATAATGAAAGAGCTGCAGGCTATCGAAGGCGATCTAATCAAAGGACTGGGCCGCATAGAGTCTGGGAATTTACTGGAGGTTGGCGCACAGACCAGTCAAAGTCAAGATTCTGGGTTTACAGCTAATGAGCAGCCAGCCGCAAAAGCACCCATTGCTTGGAGTGATATGTAATGGATATTACGCTACCTAACGGGCAAATAATAAACGGTGTCCCAGAGGGCACGACTAAAGAGCAGGTAAAGCAGAAGGCTATCGCGTCCGGTCTTGCGACTGAGGCTGATTTTGGCGCGCCTGTCGAAGCCCCTGTTCAAGCTGAGCAATCAC